TGAGCAAAGAGTGGTTGGATCTGGAAGTTGGGTAAAGTCTTTCTTAAAAATTTCTAAGTTAAATAATTGGATATTACTAAGTGCCACTCCTGGTGACGTGTGGATGGATTATGCTCCAGTTTTTATAGCTAATGGGTTTTATAAGAATAAAACCGAATTCATTAAGCGGCACGTCATCTATAATAGGTTTAGTAAATATCCAAAGATCGATAGGTATATTAATGAGGAAAGACTTGAAAAACTAAGAAGTCAAGTTTTAGTAACCATGCCTGTAAAAAAGAAGACTACTCGTCACGTGGTTGATATTTTTACGAATTATGATAAGAATGAGTTGGAATTAATAGATAAGTGCCGATGGGATCCATATTTAAAAAAGCCTATCAAGACTAGTTCTGAGGTTTGCTATGTAATGCGGAAATCTGTTAATTTAGATCCGTCAAGAACTGAAGAAGTTGGAAAGATTCTTAAACTTAATAAGAAAGTAATCATATTTTACAATTTTGATTATGAACTTATTGAATTAAGAATCTTTCTTGAAAAGCAAAGCCTTGAATGGGCCGAATGGAATGGTCATCGTCATGAATCTATACCAGAGTCTGATCAGTGGGTATATTTGGTTCAGTATACTGCTGGAGCAGAAGGTTGGAATTGCATAGAAACCAATGTGGTTATATTTTACTCATTAAACTATTCTTATAAAACTATGGAGCAGGCTTCTGGAAGAATAGATAGGCTTAATACTCCATATTTTGATCTTTACTATTATCGACTAAGATCTAAGTCGTCCATTGATAATGGTATATTTAAAGCTATAACAAATAAGAAAACTTTTAATGAGTCAGCTTTTGTTGATAAAAAGTGTTCGCGCTAAAAACATAGCTTATAATAGAAGGAATAGAATACGTCTTAGATTTTTTTAAGATTTTATTCTACTCCTTCTATCTTTTTTGACCATTTTGATTGAGAAAGGTACTTTAAATCATGGCTAAGGAAAGTTCCTTTCAGGCAAAGTTAATAAAAGATTTAAAAGTTATATTTCCTGGGTGTGTCGTTTTAAAAAACGATCCGACGTACATTCAAGGAATACCCGATCTTCTTGTTTTATATAAAGATCGATGGGCCATGCTTGAATGCAAAGCAAATTCAAAGGCGTCCAAAAGACCTAACCAAGAGTATTATGTTAATCAATTAAACGAGATGTCTTTTTCTGCTTTTATTTGCCCTGAGAATAGAGAGGATATTTTGAATGAACTTCAACGATCATTCGGGATTTGAAGGTCAGCATGCTTTTCTCAGTGCAAGTAAGTATCATTGGGTTAATTATGATGAAGAAAAGTTAATAAGAGTATATTCTTCAATGCTAGCGGCTCAAAAAGGAACGGAGCTTCATGCATTCGCCTGTGATGCTATTCGTTTAGGAATTAAACTTCCAAAAAGCCATCAGACATTAAGCATGTATGTTAATGATGCTCTTGGTTACCATATGACACCAGAGCAAGTTTTATTTTACAGTGTTAATGCTTTTGGTACAGCTGATGCTATATCCTTTAAGAAGAATCTTTTAAGAATCCATGATTTAAAAACTGGAGTATCTCCAGTATCGATGCTTCAGCCAGAAATTTACGCATCTTTGTTTTGCTTGGAGTACGACGTAAAGCCAAATGATATTTCTATGGAGTTACGAATCTACCAGAATTGTGATGTTTTGATAGAGACTCCTGATCCAGATGATATTTTTCACATAATGGATAAAATTGTAACATTTGATAAAAGAATTGAAGAGATAAAATCCGAGGAGGAGTAGTAATGGCTTATGAAGATGAATTAATGCATTATGGAACTCCTCGAAAGAGCGGGCGTTATCCTTGGGGCTCTGGTGATGATCCGTATCAAAGTGGAAATTCATTTTTGCAAACATATGACGGTCTTAAAAAAGAAGGACTATCTGAAAAAGAGATTTCATCATATTTTGGAATGAGCATTAAGCAGCTTCGAGCAAGAAAGAGTAACGTTAAGAATGAAATTCGTGCTGCTAATGTTTCTGAGGCTTTAAAACTCCAAGCAAAAGGATATTCTCAAACAGCTATTGCTAACCATTTTGGAAAGAATGAGTCTACTATTCGAAATTGGCTAAATCCATCTATTCAAGATAGAGCAGACAAATCTAAGAATACGGCTGATGGCTTAGAGAAGGCCGTTAATAGTAAAAAGTATATTGATGTTGGATCTGGAGTAGAAAGTCAGTTAGGAATTAGTAGAACTTGTCTTGATAACGCCGTGGAGATGCTTAAAGACAAGGGATATTCTTTAAATGTGATTCAAACTGAGCAGCAAGGAACTGGAAAGAAAACTTATATTAAGGTTCTTTCTCCTCCAAATACATCCTACGTGGATGTAGTGAAAAATAAGGGTCAAATAGAACCTCCAAATTTTCATTCAGATGATAAAGGAAGAACCTTTAATAGTGTAAAGGATCCAGTAAGTATATCCTCTAATCGAGTTAAGATTAATTATGCCGATACTGGAACTGGTGGAGACAAAGATGGTGTTATAGAGATTCGTAGAGGCGTTAAAGACCTTTCTTTGGGCAACGCTCATTATGCTCAGGTTAGAATTGCGGTTGATGGTACTCATTATCTTAAGGGCATGGCTATGTATAGTGATGACATGCCTGATGGGGTTGACATTATATTTAATACCAACAAGAATCACACAGTTCCAATGATATCCGATGATGACAATTCAGTTTTAAAAAAAGTTAAGACTGGATCGGACAATATATTTGGAGCTAACATCAAGCCTCAAAGAAACTATATTGGAGATGATGGGAAAGAACATCAGTCGTCTTTAAATTTAGTTAATGAGGAAGGAGATTGGAATACTTGGCGAAAGACTCTTTCTTCGCAGATGCTGTCTAAGCAAAGTACTGTTTTGGCTAAAAAGCAGCTTAAGATGTCGTATGATTTAAAGATGGATGAGTATAATGAGATCAATTCTGTAAAGAATCCAGTAATAAAGCAGCAATTGCTTAATAAATTTGCTGATAGTTGTGATTCTGATGCGGTATATTTGAAAGCTGCTGGTCTTCCTAGACAGGCAGCAAAAGTTATATTACCAATTCCATCTTTAAAAGAGAATGAAATATATGCTCCTTCGTATCATCCAGGAGAAGAAGTAGTTCTTATTCGATATCCTCATGGAGGAACCTTTGAGATTCCAACTCTTAAAGTAAACAATGGTAATAAGTCTGCAAAGCGTGTTATTGGAACCTCGCCAGTAGATGCTGTCGGAATAAATCCAAAAGTGGCAGCAAGGTTATCTGGAGCCGATTTTGATGGTGATACGGTTCTTGTTATTCCTACTTATGGGGTTAAGATAAAGACCACTAGTCCTTTGGCTGGATTAAAAGATTTCGATCCTCAGACAGCATATCCTGCATATTCTGGAATGACTAAAGTAGGATGGTCCGATAAGCAGAAGCAAAGACAGATGGGCGATATTTCAAATCTTATTACTGATATGACTATTAAAGGCGCTTCTACTAATGAAATAGCTGCGGCTGTTCGCCATTCAATGGTTGTTATTGATGCTAAAAAGCATAACCTTAATTATAAGCAAAGTTATATTGATAATAATATAGGTGCTTTAAAGACCAAGTATCAAGGTCGTTCTAATGCCGGAGCAAGTACTCTTATTTCAAGAGCTAAGAGTCAGGCTAAACCTGGAAGAAGAAAAGAATCCATAGATCCCGCTACAGGAAAGAAAGTATATTCTTATACTGGAGAAACCTACAACAAAAACGGGAAAGATATTTTAAAGGTTATATCTTCAACCAAAATGGCAGAGACCCCCAATGCATATTCTCTATCATCTGGTACCATGATGGAAAACATATATGCAGAGCATGCCAATAAGCTTAAGACCCTAGCCAATCAGTCAAGGAAAGAGTCTTTAGCTATTAAGTCTATTCCCTATTCTAGTAGTTCTAGGCTTAAGTATAAGACAGAGGTAGACTCTTTAAATACTAAGCTTACAACAGCATTAAAGAACAAACCACTTGAGCGTAAGGCACAGCTAGTAGCTGATGAAAAGGTTAAGCTTATACGACAGGCTAACCCAGATCTAGATAAGGATGATCTTAAGAAGCTTAAAGGTAGATCACTTACTCAAGCTCGTGTAACTACTGGCGCTAAGAAGCAACAGATACAGATCACAGATAAGGAATGGGAAGCCATTCAATCAGGAGCTATCTCCACTAACAAGCTTAAGCAGATCATTAACAACTCAGACTTAGATGAACTTAAGAAGAGGGCTATGCCAAGAGAGTCTAGAGGATTGACATCAGCCAAGAAAGCAAGAGCTAAGTCACTACTTAACTTAGGCTATTCAATGGAAGAAGTAGCCGATGCCTTGGGCGTGTCCGTATCAACCATTGCCAACTTCAAAGCAGAAG